AGAATGAAGTTATCCTGACTGGATGAAGGAACAGAAAGAGTACGATCCACATAAATAGGTGTTTCTTCAGTAAAAGACTGCGAAAGCGTAGGAGCTGAAGAATACTTATCAGCAAAATGCCAAATATCCAAAGAATTAGTCGCATTAGAACGCATTTCACCAGAAATAGTGTTCGGAATACTCCGCAATTCCGACCATGCTTCACGATACCCAAACACGGTATCAGGAGCTGCAGAAAAATACAACTCAGAGGTATACACAGGCTGCTGGCCAATCGTAGAAAATAGAGGGTCATAAAAATCCTCGCGGACTTTACGACGCCATTTCTTAGCAATACCTTGCTGATAGGTATGACGATACCTAAGACAAGCAACCGTCATAACTAAACCATGCTCATTAAACTTCCGAGAGTATCCTGTACGACCATTCGTCCAGGAATAAGCACCTACGTTACCAAGAGGACTTTCTTCAGTGCCTTGCGATGTCTGAGCAACTTGGACGATATTAAGCGGCGTACGACCGCCACCGAGATACTGAGGAAACTGGATATAGGCATCGGGGATATGCACACCGAAATGACCATAAAGGTATTCGTTATATCTCGAGCCATAAACCGCATCACGCTCGAGCATCTTCTGATAAGCAAACGCAAGACGAAGATCATCGACCGAAATCGCATTAGCATTCGAAAGATCTGCATAAAGGTTAACAGGATAAACACCAGCACCAAGAGTCCCTGAAAAATCAGCAGCGTCAAAACCTAACGAAGCACCAACACCAAAAACAGCATTATGATTACCATAAGACATATCACCAGAAACACCGTTCGCAAAACGAACAGGCTCTTGCGCTCCACTAATTAATCTATCGGTCGAAGTACGAACATTCGCTTGAGTACCAAGATTAAACGTAACTGGAGCGCCTTTCTGAGGATTGGGGACGCACGACGTAAAATAATCTTTATACTTATTCACTTTAGGCAATTTACCACAGTAAGAGTTAGGACCAAAATCATTATTACCAAAAAGCTCAGAAAGAGAAAAGCCTTTCTTCTGGATATAAATCTCATCAGTAGTATTCTCGTTCCTAAAGTACTTATCATAAATCAAAGCGAACGATCTAAACGGAAGTAGCGAAACAGGATTGCCTTGAGGAACGGCACCGATAGGAAGCCCAAGATAGTCACCGACACTTCCAGAATTCACGCTACCATATCCCATAGGAATTTCTTCGAGGACATTATCGGTATAAGCCGAAGGATTCGAATTACCGAACACTTTCTCAAAGTCGTCGTAGACGAGACGATGAGGAACAAAGAAGTGATACACATCCAAGAACAAATTATCCATCACTGGCTTAAGGAAGGACGAGGTAACACGAGAAACATCGAAAGCACGACATTTAAACACGTCACCTGGAATAACCTCTTGCCAGTCGATAGGATACAACGTGCCAACGTCCATCGACGTTGTCACAGAGTGAGAAAGATTAAAACGTGCTCGAGGAAAATGGGGAACAGGCACGTTTTGCAAAGAATGACCACGTGCCATTATTTAGTCACCTCAAGAACACCATTCATAACGAACTCGGGAGCAGACGAGATAGCGCCGCTATCAAGGTCATACTCTCCGAGATAGTAAAGAGAGAGATCTGAAGAAATCTCAGACTTCTCGCAGAGATTTTTAAACCAGCGGACAGCGAGGCCTTCATTCATAAAAATACGAGGTTCAGAGAACTGTCCAGCAACTGCGTCCTTGACGCTGTAAATTTTGTAAATCATGTTAAATACTCCTTATCACTTACAAACTGAATCCGCCATAAGCAATACGCTTATGCAGACGACGGCGACGAGCGCGGCGACCTGTACGAAAGAAACCACGGCGACCGCGTGCAACGCGGCGACGACGACGACGGTACATCACTTAACCTCCTTTTCTTTTTTCTCAGGCTCAGACTGAGAATCGGACTTAGGCTCAGACCGAAGCTTATCATTGGTCTCATCTAACACCAAATCAGGCTTCTTGGCCTGGCTCTCTTTCCGAGCCTTTTCTATCTCGTCCAGGCGAGTCTTGAGTTTATTCGCCTGCTCGGATACATGGTCAAAAATCTCCTCAGCGGACAGCTCATCGGAGAGATTAAATTTCTCGCGGTACATCTCAGCTTTATCCAAATACTCGGTAAAGCCGTCAAGGTCATCCAGATACTCATCGTAGTTATCTTGAATCTCATCTGTCGCATCCTCTTGCGGCATAAAGCGCTCAAGGCAGGACTGCAAGCAGATATCTCTGCAACTATCAATAAGCTCCTGGATATCAATCAGCTCATCAGTCAGTTCCAGCTCACCTGTCGCCTTATTCAGACGATAAACGGATTTGTAACGGTCAAACTCTTGAGACGGAGAATCTTCCGTCTCTCTGTACGTTGCGGTACGATACTTCATTGCCTCATTTAACTCCTTAAGGTATTTTATATTCTTCGTCCTAAAAAACAGGACGATAGACACCACTGCATAGATCGCGAAAGTAATATACTCGCCATAATTCGTCATAAAATCCACAAAACTCATTCTTTATCTCCTTTATCGTATTCATGAAATAAAGACATCTGGTCTACTCCATCCAGAGAGACCAACTGTCGATAAAGATTCAAATACATCTCATAGAGGATCTTACGACGCTTAATAAGATGTCCATAGTCAGAGCCTTTTACCTCGATAGCGAGGAGTTTATCCACCATCGCAATATCTCGGGAGACTTCCTGCATGCGGCGAACAATCCGCTCTCGTTCAGTAATCCGTTTTAACATTCGAAATCTCCTTAACAATACGAAAAACTTCGACGGAAGCAACCCTTTCCGCTTTTAAATCAGCCAAAGCTAAATGAATTGCATCACACCTATTTTTAGCAACAACGATATAACAAACAGAAGCAGGATTAACAGCAAAATAACGAATCGAAACAGAATACTTAAACATAAAAAATCGCCTCACAAAATAGAGTGAGGCGAGGAAAACAAAAAAATGAAACAAAACTCCGTCGCCTCTTACGTGTTTGCTTTTTTTTACAATACCATAATATCACGGCATGCAATTCTTGTCAAGACTTTTTCCAAAAATTTTTTCAAAACGATGTTTCCGATATTCTATCTGCTTGATATGGTGCTTAATATCCACCATCATCTCGGCATATTCACTTATCGCATGATTTATGCGACGCTCCTTTAAGTCGGCAATCTGATCAGGATAAGACCTTTCAAGGACTTTGAGATAATAGCGGGGAAGATGAATGTATTTGCCGTCCTGGTAGAGTTTATCGGTTACCATGAGATTCGGCTTGATAGCCTGGTAACCGATACCAGGATTGCGGCTCATATTAACGAAGGCTCGATGTCTACCGTCGACAGGGGGCTTTTGAAGGTAGATGGCTACATACTTAGCCACATCGAACTCAACCTCACAAACGCTGGAGAATCCTTTAGTCCACACCTTCTCAAGCTGAGGAGACCGATAAAGTTTCGTACCCTTTTTGTCATAACCAAAAAGATATCGGTCGGAGAAGTCGTGACCGAAAACAATCATGTGATAGTGAGGCCGAAGAAACTCTTCACCATACTCACCGCATCCAAAGAAACGGATTTCGGAAGGCTGAACCGCCTTCCGCAACCGCTTCAAAAAAGTCTGCATCTCATACACACTTACGCTCATATCGTGAGGAAGATGCTCATCGGCATAGGTAAGCGTAATCATGCAGTTGTGCTCATGCGCTCTCGTCTCCGCAACAACACGATAGGCCCACTCGATCGAATGGGATATACGGCATTCTATGCACTTGCCGCACGGAACAAAGAATTGGTACTTCGCAAGCTTAACGGGCATCAGACACATAATCTCACCTGTGAAAAGTGTAATTTCACGTTTCGATGGTGTCAGTCGGCGTTTATATATCAAGTAATGAAAACGCCTATGTTTTCCATCGAAACGTGAAAATCTGTAAAAAGTGCAAGTTTTCATCACTATCCGCATGCTCCGCAAGCGGCGGGGACTGCCCTTTTTGACTCTGTTTTAGTCGTGGTATTGTCGGACTTTTTCACGCACGTTAATCGCGCGCGTTTTGTCCGACTTTGTCACGACAGTGTTGAGCCCCATTTCTCAAGCCTACGTTAAGGCTCGAAAAACGGGGCTCAGACGGCCGATGGTAGCCATCGGCACTTAGTTATATGCAAGACACCGTTACACGGCTCTATATGGCGATTTTGAGGCTCTACCTCTTCGATAGGGCTATCGCGGTGTTTGCAAGCACTGTAAGCAGGCTTGTTGTGTTACGGGCAGTCCCTCCGCCGCTTGCGCTCGCGTTGCTTCCGCTCGCTGTAGCGCCAGAGGGAGAGGCAGCTCCGCTGCCACTATATACAAGGTATGGATTCAAGCCTGCCGCTTTGAGATCCTTAACGGCTCTCTGGTAAGCAGTATTGGCCATGCGCTCTTGAAAATCGCGGTTTTTTTGAGCCTCTGCCGCGTTAAACTCTCTGTTACGCAATGCCTCTGCCGAATTATAGTCCATTTCGACTTTTGTAGGGTCGAAAGTACGAGTAAACCAATTCGAAGTCGCTCCGTTCGTTCCAAACAAACGATCTGCAACGGTAGGTCCATCAAATGCCATTGTACAACCTCCTTAGTGATGGTCTATCAAGGAAGGCATGCTATAAACAGGCATCTTACGGACGGCAGACATATCGAAGTAGAAG